AACTCGACACCACTTCTAGCAGCAACGAAGTTCAGAGTAATAAAGTTAATAGACCTGTTCGGTTTAACAAAGATAGAACATACAAATTCGTTTCTATCGATAACCGTATCAGTATTGTTTGTTTCGTCACATAGGACAGTAAAGTCGATTAGACCTCTTCTATTTTTAACATCTCTTAAGAAAGGTTCTACAGCAGCTCTAAATTGTGCTCTTGTGAATGCATCGTTGAATTCAAAGAGTTGTGCTTTAGCGGCAGTTGCGATTGCTTTCTCTAGAACTATGAACAATCTTCTTACATTGATTCTATCGAATGCAGAAGGTGTTGTTAACATAGTTTTGTCACCAAATAAAACTGTTCCTTGGCCTGGGAATGTAACAACTGGGTTAATTCTTGCACGATACAAGTCATCTCTACTTGATTGTGAAGGGTTAAACGCAAGTTTAGTTACACCTAGGTATTGACCTCTTGAGAAACCAGCAGGTGAGAACCATGGGTCACGTAATAGGTCAGACCTTGCCATGATACCAGCAGTGTGTCCATTGCCTGGAACCCAACAGTATCTGTCGTTGTATCTGTCGTAGATGTATAACCAACCACTGTCTATTACTGCATAAGAAGAACTTGATGCACTGTTAGCGGTTGTTATTACATTAGATGCTTGTGTGGATTCACTTGAAACGTCAACTACATCAGATTTTCGTGGTGACATAATTGCCATACAATCTTTTCTAGCTTCGGTAATCAAGATTGCTTGATTAGCAAGAGTTGTCCAGTCAAGTGCGATATCTTGTTCATTACCCGATACATCACTAGTTCTTGTTGAACCAACAATTAGGAATGAGATATCTACTGTTTCTGCGTCTGCGAAATGGTCTTGCCATGCTCCGTACTTCTGTCCTGCTGTTGGATGAGAACCGTTAGCACCACCACTTAACGTAGCGTTAAGAGGTAGAGTTAAGACACCAAATGGGTCTACAATTGATTGTGCAAAAGTTCTGTGTTCACCCGCACTATCGTGTGTACCCGCTGGAGCGGAAGTTGTTGTTATTGAATTGACACCAGCTGTGGTTGCAGTTACTGTTATAGCTGCACCACCTTTAGTGAATGTAGGATTAGGTGAAACCGCACCAGCAGCCTTATAAGTTAAAATGAGGTTTGTACCACTATTACTAACGGTATAAAGCAATGAAGAATAACCTGTTCCACCTTGAATAGCGGTAACCTGTCCACCAACATCACTGTAAGTCGCACTAGAAATGGAAACTGTTGTAGTTCCATCTGTAAGTTCTAAAGTAAATGTTCCACTTGCTGTAGTTGGTGTACTGTAAATAGCAGTAACCGCTGGAGTAGTTGTAACTACACCATCTTCACCACTGAAATGACCTGCCCAATATACATATTCTGATTTATTGGCAATTACATCTCTGTAGTAGTTGGAAGAACCCTGTGCGTCTTTAGCGTCACTTGCAAGTGATACGAATGCATATGTTTCTAGAACCGAATTTGGGGTTCCAGTCCATACACCGTCTTCATCACTTACGACTACGTGACATTCATCAAGTGATGCCTCTTTCTGAGCTGCACTTGGTGAAGTTCCTGGCGCTTTGTCAAAGTTACCGTGGAATTCCCACTTTCTATTAATATTTACGGGTGTAGTAGAACCATCAACAGCGGATGTTAATCCTGTTCCTGTAGGTTGTCCTATTGCAACAATTGTTAAAGTTGTACCCGATATACTAGTAATTCTATAATCTTGGTTATGATTGTCAAAGGATATAATATCCCTATCTTTAAATAACGTTGATGCGTTTGCGACAGTAGTTACTGAAGTTGCTCCAAATGCATTGTTTCCTGCTGTTGTACCAGCATTGTCTTTGTAATAAGCATCTGCTGTAGAACAAAGTGAAACTTTTAGAGAGTTACCTAAAATGCCTGGATGACGAGATACCCAATTACCTACAGTAGCGGCTTGAGAACCGTCTCTGTAAGTTTCTACGTATTCGTCATTATTTTTTAATAATGATGTTGCATGACCAGCTGAATTAGCACTATACAATCCTGTTGAGTTTATTCTTACTACCCTCAAAGAAGACCCATATCTAAGGAATCCTTCAGCGGAATAATAATCTTCTGCTCCACCGTCACTGTTAGCTGGTTCATGAAAATTCTCAACTAACCCTTTTTGGTCTGAAATTGTTACTACCTCATCAACAGGGCCCCATTGGAATGAACCCGCTATTGCTCCAGTTGTACTGGATACCGCAGGCACAACATTTGTAAGGTCAATCTCTTTAACCTGTACGCCTGGTGATACTTGAAATGCCATACTTTTTCTCCTGTTAATGTCAAAAGTTGTTTACTGTTTTATTTATAACTTTATATTGTCTAAGGGGTCGGAGAACCATCGGTCTCCATCAACGTCTACAAATGAGTGTTCTTGGTGGTCTGACCCCCCAAAAAACCCAGCTGGCAACATATCTTCCTCAATCAATTTCTGTTGTTCCGAATATAACAGCTCTTTGACTTGATAATTTGTTAGATGATAGAAGTAGTCTGTAGTAACAAACCACGAAAATAGTACACATGTCATTACCATATCGTCATGATAACCTCTATCGGCTTCAAAACTTCTACCCTTATTTACAAAAGTCATGAGCTCAGTGATGGTATACCTGTCTAAAAGTAATAACCTATCCTCTTCCAACAACTCTTTAAGTGTAGAACATCCTATACGTTTAATTTTACGAGACATTGTTACACCAATGTCTTCGGCTTTTAACTGCCCTTGCACAAATACATTGGGATATTCTAAATCGTAATGTAATTGTGAAGCAACAATTGAACCTTCGTTATTATTTTCAATAATGACAGTAGCATCATTGTATGCTCTACCATATTTAGATATTAAGTCAGGGTAAAGAAGTGGCGAAATTAATGAGTTCCTAAATGTCGCAACTTGTTTAAATGGTTTTGCTGAGATATCAAAGATACTGAATGTAGAGTAATCCATTCCCCTACCCTTAGCGACATCACATGTCATGACATAAGTATGGTCTTCATTTGGTTTTTCATACATAAAGAATGAATCATCTTTAGACCATTCGGCATCCCACGCTCTTAACCCAAGTAAAGTATTGGAGTTAATGAGAGTATTACCAGTTCCCAAAAACGAGTTTCCGTACTCTTGTTCAAACTGTGCTTCTGAGGTGTTTGCAATTGTTTGTTCTTTCCATGCGTCATCTCGGCCTGGCACATCGTACCAGTTGATTGTGAAGTCTTTGTATTCTGATTGTCCATGTATTGCACTTTCATATATTTTATGAAACATATTACCCACACCATTAGCGGTAGAAGTAATAATAACTTTTGAATCTTTACCCGATGTTACTACGGGATATGTCGCAGTATAGAATGTTTCGGCATCGTCAACAAATGCAAACTCATCAAGGTACAACATGTTGATAGATAATCCACGAATAGAACTAGAAGATGTTGCGGCTGCTACCACTTTACTATCATTTCCAAATTCAATGTTACCTTTGTTTAAAATCTTTACGCCTGGTTGTAAGAAAAACGGAACAGACTCCAACATAGTGACGATACGTGCAATCATCTCTCTTGCGATTGCACCCTTGTTAGCAAGAACTGCTACAGTAACTTCGGGTTTAAATAATAGAAACCATAACAAGTATGCACAAGAAGTGATTGATTTACCACTCTGTCTACTTGCAAGAACCACGTTAAAGCGATTAGCGTTATAATGTTCTATGAGTTTATCTTGGTATCCACGCAATTTAAATGGAACCATACCTTCATCAAGTGAAATAATTTGTGTATAAGTTTCAATAAAATGACACGGGTCTTCAGAACACTTTAAGTATTCTGCCATTTCCTCTGCTGTATATTTGGTCTCTACGCCAACACGTTTAATCTGCGTGTTGCCTAGATAACCGTCATTCCTTGCTTGAACCATTACTCTTCTTCAAAAACTTTTGTAATTCACTTGTAGACCCAACATATAAATGATTATGTTGGTCTCTAATTTTTTCATCATTGTCTTCCAACTTCTTCATCTTCTGTTGCAAGTCGATTAACTTTTCTGCAGTCTCACCTACGGTCTTAATTAGCTGTCCAGCAACCTCGTAGGCACGTGGATGTTCAGACTCTTTGGATAGGTCTAGGATACCATCTATAGCGTCCTGGCCTCGTTCTATGAGGTCGTAGAGGTGTTCTCTTGCGTACTTATAGTCGGTCTCAATGTTTGCAGTCCTATCGGTTACAGGTCTCTCCTTAACCATAGGAACAGCTTTAGTTTCCTTTTTAATAGACGAATTAATGTCTAGTAAGTCATTCAACTTGTTGTCTATATCTTTTGGCATAATTAAGCATCATCTGTTAAGTTGTCTGTGTAGGTTTTGTTTGTTCCATCATCGTAGAAGGAAACAGTTTCTGCTACAACAAACGTATCATTTGTATCTACCGAACCAACTATCTTTAATCTAGTGTTGGCATCTACTGTTATATTTTCATTTATAACCATACTTAAACGGTCATTTGCAATACTATTTATGGTTGGATTTGTTACATTACCCGAACCAAATATCTTATCACCCACACTGATTGCTGAATCTAATGCTGTGGGGAATGTAACTGTTGTGGAATTAGATACCGCATTTGAGAGTGCTAAGAAGGCAGGTTCATATGATTTAACTTCCTTAACCAAACCAGCACCAGTAATTTCCGATGTAGTGAATGCTGTATTTCCATCTCCAATGTAATCTCTTTCAATAACTTCTCTAATAATCTTACCTTGATAAACTGGGCCAAAAAAGTATAACTGCATTTTGAAGGAAAGGTTGTATGTAATTACTCTCCTTTCATCATATCCACCTTCATATGAATCGTCAAAATCTACAGATTCTAATATGATGGGTACATCTCTATAGTCAGTTAACTCATCAATCATCTTCATAGTGACCGTGTAGTCTGGCTGAAAGTATGGTATGATTTGTTCTACTATTTGTAGAGCATCATTCATTGTCTTTGA